AAGATTGGCATTACCAAACTATCAACAGATATCACAGGGTGTTTGAAAGGTATGGAGAAGAAGTCTTTACTAAAGATTGAGCAAATAGAAATTGAAAAGATAATTCCCAGGGAAAAAAACCCTCGAATACATTCAGAAAAACAAATCCAAGAAATAAAAAACAACATTGAGCGGTTTGATTTTACAGACCCAGTTCATGTAGACGAAAAGAATATTTTACTTTCTGGGCATGGTAGGTGTGAAGCAGCAAAAATAGTTGGATTAACACATTTACCAGCCATAAGAAAAACAGGTTTAAGCGAAATTGAAAAAAAAGCATATGTGATAACGCATAACAAAATAGGTTTAAATTCAGAGTGGGATAACCAGATAGTTTTAGATGATATTGCAGAAATTGAAAAACATTTAGGAGAAATAGAATTTTTAGGATTTGATACAGCAGAAATAAAAGATTTAAAAGGCATCACAGAAAAAGATATTGTAATATCAGAAAGTCAAGAATATTCATCTGAAGATTTTTCTAAATTTAATCATCAATGTCCTAAATGTAAATTTGAATTTAATTAAATATGAAAGGCCCCTGGAGTCTGCAAGACATTAAGCAAACTAAAAATGTTTCAGTTTTTAGCTGCTTTCATTGCGGCGGCGGCTCAACAATGGGATACAAATTAGCAGGGTTTAAAGTTTTAGGAGGAGTAGAGCTCGATAAAGATATGATGGAAATTTACAGGGAAAATTTTAATCCATCAATAAGTTATCAAATGGCAATTCAAGACTTTAATAAAAAACAAGAATATCCAGATGAGCTTTATAATTTAGATATTTTAGATGGCTCTCCTCCATGTTCAACATTTTCAATGAATGGGAAAAGGGAAAAGAAATGGGGAGATAAGCACAAATTTAGGGAAGGGCAAGCAATACAGAATTTAGATGATTTGTTTTTTGATTTTATTAAAACAGTAAATATATTAAAGCCAAAAGTAGTAATAGCAGAAAATGTAAAAGGCTTAATGCTTGGAAATGCAAAAGGCTATGTTAAGCAAATTTTTACAGAATTAGATAAAATTGGATATACAACGCAACTATTTTTATTAAATGCAGCTTCAATGGGAGTTCCACAAAGACGCGAAAGAGTTTTTTTCTTATCAACTCGCAAAGATTTAAAACGTCCAAAAATAAAGCTACACTTTACAGAAAAGCCAATTACATATAAAAAAATGCTTGAGCTCCATAATATAAAAGACAATAAAGGACAAATGGAGCTTAAAACAAAATTATCGCAAAGATATAATAAATGCAAACCGGGTAAAAGTTTTTCATCAGTGTTTAAGCATATAGGAAATAGTTTTTCTTATACCAGGTTAAGTTATGACCAAGTTCCCCCAACATTAACAAATGATCGTTTTTATCATCCAAAATATACAAGAAGGCTTACTACAGAAGAATATAGTGCAATACAAAGTTTTCCATATGACTATAATTTTTTAAATAAACCAGCCCCTTATATTCTAGGAATGTCAGTGCCTCCTTTTATGATGGAGCGAATAGCAAAAGAGGTATACAGCCAATGGCTAGACCAAAAATCGAAATAAATTGGGAGCAAGTTAACCAGATGTGCGGGATCCAATGCACAGGTGAAGAAATAGCTTCAGTGCTTGGAGTGTCATATGATACTTTACAACGAAGATGCGAAGAAGAGCATAATATGGGTTTTGCGGAGTATTTTCGACTAAAAGGGGCTGCTGGCAAGGCCTCATTAAGAAGAAAGCAATACCAAACAGCAATGGATGGGAATGTAACTATGTTAATCTGGCTAGGCAAGACTTGGCTTAACCAAGCAGATAGGATTGACCATTTAAGTTCAGATGCTTCTATGTCGAGTCCAAAAACAATAAGGTTGATAGCTAAAGAAGTGCCAGTAGACGCAGAATTTGAAGAATATGAAGGAAGCAACGATACACTTACCGCCCAAATTAATTGACATCTTTGGCGGCTCGGCTCGTTATCGATGTAGTTATGGTGGAAGAGGCTCAGGCAAAACCAGATCATTTGCTTTAATGACGGCCGTCTGGGGCTATCGCATGGGTCAATCCGGGTTGTCAGGACAAATACTTTGTGCCCGGGAGCATTTAAATTCCCTTGATGAATCCTCAATGGAGGAGGTCAAAGTAGCTATAAGAAGCGAGCCCTGGCTTAATAATTATTATGAAATTGGAGAAAAATACATCAGGTCAAGAGATGGCCGTATAAGGTATGTATTTGCTGGTTTAAGAAGAAATTTAGACTCAATAAAGTCTAAGGCTAGGATATTATTATGTTGGATAGACGAAGCTGAGAGCGTGTCTGAGGCTGCATGGCAGAAGCTAATTCCTACGGTTAGGGAAGAAGATTCAGAAATATGGGTGACATGGAACCCAGAAAGCAAGCAGTCAGCAACGCATAGAAGATTTAGAGATAACCCGCCAACAGACATGAAAATTGCTAATGTAAACTGGAACGATAACCCCTATTTTCCCTTGGTGTTAAATAAAGAAAGGCTGGAAGATAAAAAGCTAAGGCCTGATTTTTACGACCATATCTGGGAAGGCGAATTTCTAATACATGTCGATGGGGCATATTACACAGTTGAAATGCGTGAAGCATTAGCAGAAGAAAGAATCAGCAACGTCCCTATAGACAAGTCACTTGGTGTTGTTACTGCTTGGGATTTAGGTGTTGGAGACTCTACTGCAATCTGGTTTGCTCAATACGTTGGTGCAGAAGTCCGACTAATTGATTACTATGAGACCTCTGGTGTGGGGCTAGACCATTATGTAAAGACCTTAAACGACAAAGGATATAACTATACTCAACATATTTTGCCGCATGATATAAGGGTTCGTGAGCTAGGAAGCGGTAGATCAAGGCTAGAGACATTAAATAGCTTGGGGGTTAATAACATACAGATAGCGCCGCAATTAAGCGTAGATGACGGTATACAAGCTGTGAGGTCGTTAATTACTAGGTGCTGGTTTGATAAAAATAAATGCGAAAGAGGTATTGACTGCTTGCGACAATACCATAGAGAATATGACGAGCACAATCTAGCGTGGAGAAGCCGCCCCCATCATGATTGGGCATCACATGGTGCAGATGCGTTTAGATATCTGGCTATAGGTTACAAGGAGACTTCGGGCTGGGGCGAGCCGATCCGTAGGAATTTGCAAGGCATCGTTTAGAGGTAGTAATCTTGGCTATCTATGATAATATTGTAAGATGGCACTAACTAATTTCAGTGAGCTGAAAAGCAATATAGCGGATTTTTTAAACCGAACTGATCTTACGTCTGTCATTCCCACATTTATAGCAATGGCTGAAGCGCAATTTAACAGAGACATTCGCCACTATAAAATGGAGAATAGGGCAACCGCAACAGTAGCAACCCAATACGTCGAAAGACCTTCTGATTGGCTAGAAAGCATTAGAATGCACCTTACCGGCTCTGGGACTACAGTGGTTAATTTTATATCAGCCCAAGCAATGGCAGACAAAAGAGCTGGAGCGGAGGACGCGACAGGCACTCCCCAGTATTATCGGCACTCGGAACTCAATTTTGAATTTTATCCAACCCCAGACGGTAGTTATACATCAGAGCTGTTGTATTATCAGAAGATAACGTCTTTATCTGATTCAAGTACAACAAACTGGCTATTAACAGACCATCCTGATGTCTACTTGTATGGGTCTCTTTTACATTCAGCTCCTTATTTAGCGGAAGATGATCGTGTCCAATTGTGGTCGCAATTATATGCGGCTGCAATTAACCGTATTAACCTATCATCAGAACGAGCAAGTAACACAGGAGCGGGCATGGTGATGAAGATACATGGACTAGGCTAATGTCCTGGTCTAACATCGCTGATGTATCAAATAGCTGGTCAAATACAGCGGATATATCTACCTCCTGGACAAGCCAAGCATGGCTATTAGTCAGTGGTATATGGGAAGACCAATACCAATGGCTTGATGGCTGGGTTTGGGAAGATTCAGCAACAGATAAATGGACTGACGTATAATGCCAACCTTTGCAGACAATGAAAGTGGTGCAAGTGTACGCACCAAGATAAATGCGGTAATAACGACTGTAGATACAAATTCAGCAACATGGAATGCAGCGTTATCAGATGGCGGGACAGCCGCATCTTTAACTATAACATCAGCAGATATAAACGGCGGGACAATAGATGGCACTGTTATTGGAGGCAATTCTGCCGTAGCTGGCTCTTTTACTACGTTAACAGCAAGCACATCGATAGCGGGAACGCTAGCAACGGCATCCCAAACGAATATCACCGCAGTAGGCACAATAGCCACAGGGACATGGCAAGGAACAGCAGTAGCAGATTCCTATATTGCTAGTTCTTCAAACTGGAACACAGCGCACGGATGGGGAAACCATGCAAGCGCAGGATATTTAACAACAGTTGCAATAAATGGTGTTTCGGATATTACCATTACAAGCGTAGCTGACAACGAAGTTCTGGCATATGACAATTCTAGCTCAACTTGGGTTAATCAAACAGCAGCGGAAGCTGGCCTAGCGACCTCCTCACAGGGTTCTAACGCAGATACAGCACATGGCTGGGGTAACCATGCCTCTGCTGGTTATCTCACTACAGTGGCGATTAACGGCGTTTCAGACGTAACTATTACATCTGCAGCAGACAACGAGGTGTTAGCTTACGATAATTCAAGTTCCACTTGGATAAATCAGACGGCTGCAGAGGCTGGGCTAGCTACATCGGCCCAGGGAACAAAAGCAGATGATGTAAAAACATCTATTGCTAATATTACAGATGTCACAATAGCGTCAGTAGCTGATAATGAAGTGCTTGCCTATGATAATAGTAGTTCTGTATGGATTAACCAAACCGCAGCAGAAGCGGGTCTGGCTACGTCTGCACAAGGCACAAATGCTGATCT